GGGGCAGGCTTATGCGGCGGCGCAGGCGGCGATCGGGCAGATGGGTGGGGGGACTGGTGGTGGCGGAGCGTTCAACAGCGACCAGATCAGAAGGGCAACTACCGAAGCGGCGCGGTTTACAGGCGTTGCGGATATGTGCTCCGAATCGGTGAAGGCCTTCTACAGATCGCTTGGCGTGTCGCTGCCAGGGGTGACGGCCTGGGCGGACACGGTGCGCAACGCCGGAAAGACGATGCGCGATTGGAGCCAGCTTCAGCCCGGCGACATCGTGGCGACAGGGAAGCCAGGCGATACCCCGCACGTTGGCGTTTATACAGGCGATGGCAACGTGTTCCACCAGTCCCGCAAGCGCGGCCTTGTGGCCGGAAACTATCCGGATCTCGACGAGTTCAAACGTGGCGGTTACTTTGTGCGCCCGTCAGTGGCGCCCGCGCCAGTTGCCCCAACCACTACCCGTGCGAGTGCCGCAGCGGCTGCTCCTGCACCTGCCGCGCCACGCGGGGGAGCCACCGGCAGCCAAGGTCGCGCCTTGGTGGCCGCAGCGGACAAGCTCGGTGTTTCACCGTTAGACCTTGCCACAATCATCGGGTTTGAGACCGGCGGCACCTACAGCACTTCGAAGCGGGGCGGTGCTGGCGGCAATTACATGGGCCTGATTCAGTTCGGGCCAAACGAACGGCGGCAGTATGGCGCGCACGGCGGCCAGAGCTTTGAGGAGCAAGTGCAGGGGCCGGTGGTCCGCTACTTCCAGGATCGCTTCGCCAATGTCGGCATGTCCACCAAGGGCGCCGACCTGCTGACCCTTTATCGAACGGTACTGGGAGGCAACCCAAAGGCCAGCCTTTCCGGCCAAGATGCGTTCGGCACCAGCCCTCAAAGCGGCGTAGCCAGGATGGAGCCGCACCGCCGCGAAGCGCAGCGCAGGTTCTTTGGCGGAGGCAGCCCCAGCTCCACCACCCCATCCCCCGCACAACCCACCCAGCCGTACCTCGACACCACCGGCCCCGGCCTGGTGGGTGCTCGCGGTGAGGTGCAGTCCGCTGAGCTGGAGCTGAGGGCAGCGCAGGAGGCATCGAAAGGGGCGGTGGAGCAGGCAGGCAAGTTGCGGCAGCTGATCAACAGCGGGTTCCTGCAGGACTATGGCAGCGAATTCCGGGAGCAGACCGAGGCGATCATCAGGTCAAACGAGGTGACCGCGGCACGCAATGCGCTGGAGCTGGAAGGTGCACGGCCGGAGCTGATCGACGCGGCGGTGCGCAAGGCGGAGGCGCAGCAGCTCTACGGGTCGAAGGTGCAAGGCGTGAGCGATGCGCTGGCGCTGTTGGACAAGACCGGCAAGGGCAGCACGCAGGAAGCCGAGACGCTGCGCCAGACCCTGCAGAGCATGGGCACCGACTACGCCAACCTCACGCTCCAGATCGACGCAGCCGCGAAGGCGCAGATTGCCTTCAACGACGCCATGCGGTTCCGGCAGGACGACCGGATCGGCCTGGGCATCCGGGAGGGCGCACAGCAATACGTCGATTCGATCGGCACCATGCGTGAGGCCACGGCACAGCTGGCGACGCAAGGCATCCAAGGGGTGGAGGAAGCGCTGGTGCAGCTGGCGACCACCGGCACCGCCAACTTCAAGCAGTTTGCCGCGCAGATGCTGGCCGACACGGCGCGGGTGATCATCCAGCAGCTGGTGCTGCGGAGCATCCTGAACGCCATTGGCGGGATCGGTGGCGGTGGCGGCGCGGCCGCGTCGGTGGTCTCCAGTGCAGCAGGCAGTGTCACCAGCGGCTTTGCCGGGATCGCTGGCACGATCGGCGGCGTTATCGGCCCCCCTGGCGGCTCCGCCAAGGGCAACGTCCTGTCAGGCCCCACCAGCGGGTATCAGGCGCTGCTCCACGGGACCGAAGCGGTGCTGCCGGTGCGTCGCGGCAGTGACGGCAACCTCGGCGTGATGGTCACCGGGGGCGGCGGCGGTGGCGGCGGTGGTGGTGGCGGTGGGACCAACAACATCACGATCAACGTGGACGCCAGCGGCAGCAGCGCGCAAGGCGGCCAGAGCAGCAGCCGCGAGCTGGCGCAGGTGGTGCCGGGCGTTGTGCGGGCCATCGGCGGCGTTAACGGCCGCGATGGTCTTCAGCCTTTCGCCATGGGCGGCATCGTCACCAGTCCCACGCTGTTCCGCTACGCCAACGGCGGCGTGCCCGGCATGGGTCTGATGGGCGAAGCCGGCCCCGAGGCGATTATCCCGTTGCGTCGCGGCCGCGATGGCAAGCTCGGCGTTACGGCCACCGGCGGCAGCGGCGGCGGGACCAACAACATCAAGATCTATGTCGATGCCAGCGGCAATCGCAGCGTGCAGGGCGACCAAGGCAGCGGCCGCGAGCTGGCGCAAGTGGTGTCGGGCGTTGTGCAGGCTGAGCTGGTGCGGCAGTCGCGGCCCGGCGGTATCTTGAACCGGAGGAACTGATGGCCACCTTCACCTGGATCCCAAGCCGGCAGGCAGTGGAGAAGAGCAAGCCACGCAAGAAGGTGGCGACGTTCGGCGATGGCTACGAGCACCGCGTCGGCTGGGGCCTGAACCGCGACTTCAAAACCTGGGAGCTCCCCTTCAGGAACCAGACCGATGCGCAGCGGGAGGCGATCCTGCAGTTCCTCGAGGCGCGCGGTGGCGTCGAGGCGTTTGACTGGACCCCACCACGCGGCAGCGCCGGGAAGTACGTCTGCGATGAGTGGCAGGCGACGCTGAGCTGTGCGGTGAATGACTTCACTCTGACCTTCCGCCAGGTGCCGGCATGAGCGTTCCATTCTCAGAACTGCAGAAGGCCTCGCCGTCGGCGATCATCGAGCTCTTCACGCTGGAGCTGTTCACCGGCAAGCACGGCAGCGCCGACGTGCTGCGGTTCCATTCCGGTGTCGGCCTGAACCTCAACAACAGCATCATCTGGGCTGGCAACACATACCAGCGGTTCCCGATCGAGGCCGAGGGTTTCGAGTGGAACGGCGGCGGGCAGCTGCCACGGCCGACACTGCGCGCGTCAAACGTGCTGGGCAACATCACGGCCATCATCCAGAGCACGACCCGCAAAAGCTTGGACGGGGCCAGGTTGACCCGGATCCGCACGCTTGCGCGCTACCTGGATGGCGCCAACTTCCCCGGCGGGACCAACACGCTCGGCACGCCAGACGCGACCGCTGAGTTCCCGCGGGAGGTGTACTGGCTGGACCGCAAGGCCAACGAGAACCGCGAGGTGGTGGAGTACGAGTGCGCGGCAGCGTTCGACCTGGCCGGCGTGCGTGCGCCGAAGCGGTTGTGCATGTCGTGGTGCCAGTGGGCTTACAAGGGCGCCGAGTGCGGGTTCACGCCTGAGGCATCGTTCACCAACGGCACGTACACGCGCAGCGGCACCACCGTCACGGTCACCAAGACAAGCCACGGCCTGGTGGCTGGCAACTACATCTATCTCGACGTCACCAGCGGCGCGCTCCTGGACGGTCACTACAAGGTGCGATCAGTCACGGCCAACACGTTCGTGGTCACCAGCGCCTTGAGCGGCAGCACCAGCGGCAACGTGCGCGGAACGCAGTTTTACACCGACACCAACATCCCCACCTGGACCGCCGGCGAGGATCAGTGCAACAAGCGCGTTGACGCGTGCAAGCTGAGGTTCGGCGGCACTGAGCGGTTGCCGTTCGGTGGTTTCCCTGGAGTTGGACAGCTTTTTTCATGACGAACGACTGGAAAGCGGCGGCACTTGAGCACGCCAAGGCAACGCCTGATGTTGAGGTCTGCGGCCTGCTGGTCTTGCAGGACGGTGAGCAGGCGTTCAAGCCATGCCGCAACCTGGCAGCCAACCCCGGCGAGATGTTTGTCCTTGACCCGGACGACTACGCCACGGCTGAGGACGAGGCTGACGAAGTGCTGGCGGTGGTGCACTCCCACCCGACAACCCCGGCGATCCCGTCACCGGCTGACCTGAGCGCGTGCGAGGCCTCGGGCCTGGCCTGGCACATCGTTAACCCGCAGACCGAGCAATGGGGCGAGTGCGCACCCAGCGGTTACCGGGCGCCGCTGCTGGGCCGCGAGTGGGTGTGGAGCGTGCACGACTGCTGGGCGCTGTGCCGCGACTGGTACCAGGACGAGCTGGGCATTGAGCTGCGCGACTGGGATCGGCCGACGGATCCGCAGGCATTCATCGAGGATCCGATGTTTGACCGCTGCTGGCGTGATACCGGGTTCCGCGAGCTGGCGGAGGATGAAGAGCTGCAGCGCGGTGATTTGATCTTGATGTCGATCAAGTCCACCGGCCTGAACCATATCGCGGTGTTCCTGGGTGATGAATACGGCCGGATTCTGCATCACCTCCAGGGGCGCCTCAGCGGCAGGGATGTCTACGGGGGGTGGTTCTTAGCCTGTACTGGCAGGCGAATCAGGTATGCAGAAGATCCGGGTCTACGGTCGCCTGTCGAAGCTGCTGAAGGCGCGTGAGTTCCTGGCGGAGGTGAGCAGCGCAGCCGAAGCGGTGCGGTTCCTGCTCGCCAACTGGCCGCACCTCGAGCAGCACATGATCAGCCAGCGCTACCGGGTGACGGTAGGCGGCCATGCGATCAGTGAAGAGGAGCTGCAGCATCCGATCGGTGAGCAGGAGATCCGCATCATCCCGGTGATCGGCGGTGCTGGTGCTACCGGCAGGATCCTGGCCGGTGTTGCGCTGATCGCTGGGGCGTTCTTCACCGGCGGCGCAACGATCGGCCTGCTAGGCCTTGCCGCACCTGTCGCGCTGAGCACTGTGCTCGGTGGTATCGGTGTGAGCCTGGTGCTTGGCGGCGTGAGCCAGCTGCTGAGTCCGGTGCCGACGATACCGACAGAGCAATCAGACCCGCGCGCGTCCTACTCGTTCTCGGGGGTGCAGAACACCAGCCGCCAGGGTCTGCCGATCCCGCTCATCTACGGCGAGATGATCTGCGGCTCGATCGTGGTTTCAGCTGGCGTTGACACTGTGCAGGTGGCGGCATGACCCTCAGCGGCGCAGGCGGTGGCGGGTCCACCGGTGGCGGCAAAGGCGGCAGCGGGGCAGCCCGCACGCCGGTAACGGACAAGGACAACCTGAGGTCAACGCAGTACGCGTCGCTGATTGACGTGCTGTGCGAGGGCGAGATTGAGGGCCTGGTGGACGGCAACAAGTCGATCTACCTCAACGACACGCCGATCCAGAACCCGGACAACAGCTACAACTTCGACAACGTGACGGTCTACGCCAAGACCGGCACGCAGAGTCAGGACGCGATCCCGATCGCCAATGAGATCGCATCCGAGAAGTCCGTTGGTGTCGTGGTGGCCCAGGCGACGCCGATCGTGCGCACGATCACCAACCCGGATGTGGACGCAGTGCGGATCACCATCTCGGTGCCGCAACTGCAGATGATCGAGGATGACGGCGACATCACGGGATCGCTGTTCCAGATCGACATCGACGTTCAGTACAACGGCGGTGGGTACCAGACCAAAATCAACGAATGGGTCAAAGGCCGCACGGGCGACCCCTGGACCAGGGATTACCGGGTTGAACTCAACGGCGCGTTTCCGGTGGACATCCGCGTCAGCCGCGAGAACCCGGACAGCAACAACCCGAAGATCACCAACGCGTTCACCTGGCAGAGCTACAGCGAGATCACCTACGCCAAGCTGGCCTACCCGAACACGGCCTTGGTGGGGCTGCGCGTGGATGCTGGCCAGTTCAGCAGCATCCCCAGCAGGAAGTACCGGATCCGCGCCCGCAAGATCAAGCTGCCAAGCAATGCGACGGTGGACACCACCACGTACCGAGGCCGGGTCACCTAC